CCCGTACCGATGCAAACGACAACGTCTTTCCGCGCAAACTTGAAAACGGAAAAGACAAAATCGACCCGGCCACCGCTCTCATTACCGGCCTCAACCGGGCTATGGTCGGCGAAGTTAGGCGGCGCTTCACTCGGCCGCTGATCGGATTGCTATGAGCAGGTTCAGTTTTTTTGACGTGTTGCTATTTGCCGGTTTCGCCTCGCTCTGTTATGGGCTCTGGCTTGCATGGCATCCCGCAGCGTTCATCCTCGGAGGCATTTTGCTCATCGTCTTCAGTGTCCTCACGGAACGTGGCCGCGCCGCTGAGCGCGCCCAGGCAGCACGCAGGGGGAACTCGTGAGTATATCCTTGACCTTGATGCGCGGTGCCTACGGGCTTCGCGCGGATCTGGGCGGCGCGCCAGCTCCATGGGATGATTTTTGGTATTCAGCAGTCGGCGCTCCTTCCGTTTCCGGGATGCGCGTCTCGCCAGAGTCTGCCAAGCGCCTCGGCACCGTCATTGCCTGTGTCAGTGCCAAGGCCCGGGCTCTGGGCGTGCTTCCGTGCCTGATTTATGCCGATCTTCCCAGCGGTGGAAAGAAGATCGTTCGCAACCATCCTTACTTCCGTCTTCTTCACTCGCGGCCCAACAGCATGCAGACTGCGTTTGAGTTTTACGAGATGGAGCAGGGGCACCTCGAGCTGCGCGGCAATGCCTATGCAGAGATCCTGACCAGCAGCCGCGGGGAAATTGGCGAACTGATTCCCATGCACCCCGACCATGTTACGGTCGAGTTGCTTTCGAATGGAACCCTGCGTTATCAGTACAATGATCCGCTCACGCGCAGCACGCGTACGCTTTTGCAGGATGAGGTCTTTCATCTTCGCGAGTGGCCCGATCAGCGCCAGATGGGTCAGTCTCGTATCTCGATGGCCAAGGATGTTCTTGGTGTCGCTCTAGGCCAGCAGGACTATGCTGGCAAGTTCCTCAAGAACGATGCGACCGCTGGCCTTATCATCACCGGAACGAATTTTGAATCCAAACAGGAAGAACAGGCCTACGAAGAGGCGTTTCTTAGGGCCAGCACCGGCGAAAATCGCCACAAGATCAAGATGCTGCCGCCCGGCGTGGACATCAAGAGCATCGGTATCAAGCCGATCGATATGCAGCTCCTAGATGCCTCCAAAGCCTCCGACGTTAAGATTGCGTCAATCTTCAACGTACTTCCGCACTTGATCGGTGTCGACGCAGGCAAAGCAGCCACCTATGCCAGCGTCGAGCAGTTCAACTTGATGCACGCGCAGCAATGCGTGCTGCCTATGGCTGTGCGTTGGGAACAAGCCATCCAGCGGGATATCTTTGACGCCAACGATCCTGCCTATTGCAAATTCTCGCTGGCCTCGCTCATGCGGGCTGACAAGAACACACGCGACGCCGGTTATGCGGTGGCCATCGAACATGGATGGATGTCTCCTGACGATGTGCGCGAGCTTGAGGATGTGAACCCCATCGCCGGCGGCATCGGCAAACAGTACTTCCGGCCCATGAACTGGACCACGCTCGACGCCAAGCCCGCGGCCACGGCAATCGCTCCACAAGGCACCGGTGACGACGGCCAGGAAGAAGATTTGACAGATTCGGGCAGCTCCCGTGAAGCGCCCGGCGTGGATCCGGACGAACAGCTCGCCTTGCGCGGCCAGCTTCAGATGCTCGCCTTCGATACGGCTTCCCGCTGCGTACGGCGCGAAGTCGGCGCCGTGCATAAGATGATCGACCGGCACGATAGCAGCCATGAGGTAGCGCCGTTCTATCTCGAGCACCATCGCTTCATTTGCACGGCTTTCCATCTGAGGCCACTGCAGAGCATGAAAGCCCGCAAAGCCTGCGACGATCGCACCAATCACCTGGTCATGCTGCTTGCCGGCGGCGAGTACGACGAAGCCAAAGCCTGGATCGACTCTGTCGGTCTTTCCGAACCTGCAAAGCTGGCGGCCCTGGCCGTCGAAGGAGTGCTCTAGTGTCTTACTCTGCCATTGTTCGCGCCGTCTTCGGTTCGGTTTGGGCCATCCTGCCTGAAAAGCTTGAAGCCATCGCCGCCTTCGTGCAAATGAAGGCTCAGGGCGGAGCCTCCGCTCCTGAAGTGATTGCGGCTATCCGCGCCGAGAATCAGATCGCCGCGGCCCGGGTGCGCAGTCTCTCCGCGGATAAGCCGGGCTCGGTGATGGTGCTGCCACTCTACGGCATCATCAACCAGCGGTATGCTGGCGATTTCAGCGGGCCGCAGGGAACCTCAGTTCAAGAGTTCACGCAGCAATTTCGCCAGGCCATGAACGATCCCAACGTCAAGGCCATCGTCATCGATGTCGATTCACCGGGCGGCACGGTCTCGGGCGTCGACGAACTCGCGACTGAGATCTACAACGCCCGCAAGCAAGGCACAAAGAAGATTACGGCCGTCTCCAACTGTCTCATGGCATCAGCGGCCTATTACATCGCTTCACAGGCCAATGAAATATGCGTCAGCCCGTCTTCGCTCACCGGCTCCATCGGCGTTTACCAGCTCCACGAGGACGATTCAACCGCTCTGGAAAATCTTGGCGTGCGCTACACTTTCATTTCCGCTGGCAAGTACAAAACCGAGGGCAACAGCTTCCAGCCGCTTGACGATGAGGCGCGCACGGCCATGCAGGGCGTCGTCGACGACTTCTATTCGCTCTTCACCAAGGCTGTGGCCCGTGGCCGTGGCGTTGCTCTCAAGGCCGTGCTGAGTGGATTCGGCCAGGGGCGCGTACTGACCGCGCAGGATGCCGTCAAGCAGGGTCTCGCCGATCGCATCGCCACACTCGACGAAGTGCTGAGCAAATATGGTGTCAAGCAGCCGGTGGGATCGTCTTCGGCCGAAATTGAGTTGACACCTACCCAGGCCGCGGCAAATCCGGGGTTTATGGCCTCGGTGGCGGGAGTGGCTGTTAAGGGTGAGTCCACTGAATGCACCTGCTCGTGTGAGGAATGTCAGGAAGGCGATTGCTCGAGTTGTACACATGAGGGCTGCGATGCCGAGGAAGAAAACTGCATCGGTTGCCCTATGGATTCGACTTCGACCACCGACGATGACGAGGCTCAGGCGCAAGCCGATGCCGAATCGCGCGGACGCCGCCTGCAGCTCGCAAAGCTGTAACCGAATTTGCCGCCAAAAGGCTCCGCCGATGCGGGGCCTTTTCTATTGGGGCCAACGCCTCTTGAACCTCACCTTATAGCGAACAGTATGCAGGAATCAGTCGTAGCCCAAAGGCCTTGAACTGATCGCTGATTGCTGACCGCTGACAACTGTTTTCTCGGAGGGAAAACACATGAAACTTCGTGAACTTCAAAAGGCCTTAGCCGCGGCCATGGATGCCGCGACTGCCATCGATGCCGCGGTTCCATCCGGTCAGCTTATGACCGCCGAACAGCGTACCGAGTTCGATACCCATATGGCCACCGTCGCCACGCTCAAGGCCGACATCGCCCGCGCCGAGCAACTCGCCACCATGCAGCGCAGCGCGCCTTCCATCGAAGTCGTCGCCGATCACTCTGCCGAAAAGCCCTGGGGCTCGATGTTTGAGCAGCTCAACGCCATCCGCACCCATGCGCGCACCCGTGGCGCCGTCACCGATCCGCGCCTGATGGCCGCATTGGGAGCCAATGAGACGGTCGACGCCGAGGGCGGTTTCCTGGTCGCGCCCGAGTACTCCGCGACGCTCTGGAGGCGCACCTACGACACGGGCACCATGCTGGCGCGTTGCTTCCAGCAGCCCATGTCGAGCAACCGGCTGGTTATTCCGGCCGTCGATGAAGACAGCCGCGCAGACGGCAGCCGCTGGGGCGGCATTCAGTCCTTCTATGAGGCTGAGGCCGCAACCTATCAGGGAACCAAGCCGAAGTTCCGGCCCATGACTCTGGTCGCCCACAAACTCACTGCGCTCATCTATGCGACTGACGAGCTGCTCGATGATGGTCCCGCTTTCCGCAGCTACTGCGACAGTGTTGTGCCGCAGGAACTGTCCTTCCGTATGGAAGACAACATCTTCAACGGCCCCGGCGCCGGCGCGCCGCTCGGCTTCATGAAGTCCGGCGCGCTTGTCTCGATCGCCAAAGACAACAATCAGACCGCCGCGACCGTTACCAGCGGGAACATCTTCGGCATGTGGAAGCGGATGCCGAGCTTCTGTCGGCCCGATTCCGCCTGGTTCATCAACCAGGAGGCGGAAGACCAACTCTGGAACCTCACTCGCGGGTCCGGAACGGCCGTCGAGCTGCTCTACACCGGGCCCGGCGAACGCGGAAACAACAGCTCGTATGGCGTCATGATGGGCCGTCCCGTCATTCCCGTCGAGTATGCGGCCGCGCTGGGAACTCCGGGTGACATCGTCCTGGCCAGCCTCTCGCAGTACTGCCTGGCAACCCGCGGCGAAGCCAAGGTGGATACCTCCATCCACGTCGCCTTCCTGACTGGCGAACAGGCTTTCCGTTGGCAGTTGCGCCACGACGGCCAGCCCTTCTGGAAGAAGCCGCTGACTCCGAAGAACGGCACGGCAACACTCTCGCCGTTCGTCGCCATCGCTCAGCGGTCCTAGTTCCCTGATCAATCGTTGATTCCCGGTCTCCAGGTGAGGCCGGGAAACATCGCAACCGTTTCACTCTGCCTTCGCGGGCTGAGAGAGGATAAATCTCCATGGCAAAAGGCTATTACCTTGCCCAGGACGGCCACGTCGTCAACGTGCTTCCTCCTGTCGACGTCACGGGCGGCAAAACCAGCCAGGCTTTCAATATGGCCGGAGCCGCTCACGCATCCATCATTCTGCAGCTCGGCGCCAGCGCGGCCGCGCCCACCGGCGTAACCGTCCAGGCCGGAACGGCCACAGCCGCAGTCGGCGCGGCCGTCGCCGGCGCAGCAGCGATTCCCTTTGATCTCTTCAAGCAGGAGACGGCGGGCGCGGCCAATGATGTGCTCGGCGCGCGGACTGCCGTCGCCGCGGCGGGGTTTGCGCCTTCCGCAAACGACGGCATCTTCTACGTGATCGAGATTGACGGCGACAGTCTGCCCGCCGGCAGCGATTACGTTCAGCTGAACATCGCCAACGGCGTCAATTCGGTCATCGCCTCCGCCGTCGCCATTCTCTCCGGCCTG